ACATTAAACGAGATAGCTCAAATACAAACTGATGAAAATTTAACTGAAGATGAAAAGACTGTAGAGACAGCAAGAATGACCGGTGGTGGTATCGGTGGAATGCTTGCTGGTATGGCAACAGGTGGAGCAATGGGTGCTCTTGGATTTAATCCTTTTACAGTCGCAGGTGGAGTTATTGCTGGTGGTTACTTAGGTTATAAAGGTGGTGAAATGGCAGGTGAAGCTATTGGTGAAAACATGATTGCACCAGATCCTGATATGCTAACTAGAGTGTATACTTCTAAATCTTCTGCAGAAGCTGCGATGGCAAAATCACCTGACCCATCAATGTATGAAGTTGTAGAAATTCCAAATAAAGGTGGAATGCGTAGAGGAAGAAGATTTAAAGTAGCCGTTAAAAATTATGATGACTCAATACAAAGAATGGGTAGAGGAATGGGAGCAACAGCTGCTGGAGCAATTCTTTCTAGTACTCCTCCTGAAGTACAGACAACTGCACCAGTATCACCAGTTTCTGTAACAGGAACATTAGGTGCTATGAATCTTCCAACACCAAATGATGTTTTACCTAGGATGTCCCCACCAACTCTAGTCTCACCTTCAGATGTAATACCTCAGATACCAATGATGGGTGGACCTATGAAGTCTTTCCTCATGAGTCAAGATCAACAAGACCAACTCATTGGAGCTAAATCTGCTGCTCAACAAATATGGAGTCAAGTATCAAAAGGTGACATCGTTAAGTTTGACGATGAAGGAAACGCATCGTTTGATTTAAGTAAGTTTAAACCTATCAAGTACACAGACACAAAAGGAGCAGTAGTAACTATTCCTGATCCTGTAAAAACTTTTAATTTGTTTAATCCAAACGCTGAAGGAGATATGAGGTATCAACCAATCTTCAATCCGTCTAACATAAGACAGGCTGTTGCAAAAACATTTCCTCTTGTAGGTGTTGGCACTACAGACACAGGGCCTGAAGATTTAAGTAAACCTATAACAATCACTGGAGACTCAATGCAGTTTGTTCCACTTGAGAGACCACCTAGCATAACTCCAGGAGATCAAAGTTCACTTCAACCTAACTTACTAAATGAACAGCAACAGTCTAACTTATTGAATACTAACAACGCTAGTATTGTTGCACCGGTTGTTGCACCAAATAATTCTAATACTACAAATGTAAGTAATAATAGCACAACGGTACTAGCCGGAGGATCGACCAGTACCGTTGATACTTTTTCGAAGGTAGTTCCTATTTAATCATCATTAACTAGGTTAGCGAAGTATGACATTGTATCGTCATCATCTTTCTTTTTAGCAGAAGTTTCTTCTGCTGTCTCACTGAAATCAGGAATCTCGTCATCCAGTTCTGGAGCTGCAGCTTCTTTCATAGCCGGAGGAGGTGAACTGTTTCCAAGTTTAGTTTCTTCTTGGATAGTAGGTGCACCACCTAGTACATCATCACCAAGGACACTGACCAGTTTATTTTTCAACTCGTCATATGATTTATAGTTCTTTGGATCAGTGAACTCACTAATATCATGCATCTGATTGTAGATACCTTCAAGGTAAGTATCATCTTCAGATAGAGGCTCTACACTACCGAACTCTGATTTATCGTAGTTTCGATAACCTTCAACATCTCTAATTTTTAGTTTAAAGTTTGCACCTTCCCAAAAATCAAATGGATTTACTGGTGTTTCATCTTCAAACTCAGGTTGCATAGCGTCCATAAGTTTATCAAAGATTTTTTTACCATACTGATAAAGAAATACTTTACCTTCGTTTGAAGGGTTACCTGGATCTTGTACAACCAAGATGTTTGATACATAATGTAACCTACGCTTTTGATCACGAGCTTTCAGTTTATCAGACTCAATACCTGAGTTCCAAAGCCGGCTGTTCAACTCGCCAACAGGATCGTTTGCACCGATAGATGTTAATGACTTTTCGATATACCATCTACCTGTTGGTCCTTTAAAACCATGATCCCAATATCGGTTCCATGGAAGATCTGAACCTTCACTTGCAGGAAGGAAACGAATTACAGCATAGCCATTGTTGGCTTTATCAACTGTAGGCTTCCACATCCTATCATCATTATAATTTTTCTGTTGAGAGTTTCCGCCGACTGCTTCAGCAGCTGCGACGAGTTTTTGGATGGAACCTTTGTTCCGCTTTAGATTTGCAAAAGACATATATTTCTCCTTGTATAACTGAAATGTTTTGCTGAATTATATTATTATTATACCACAGTATCACTGCAATGTAAACCTATTTATATAAAAAAGTTATTCAAAAGTCAATTCATTTCCCTTCGGCAAAAAGTTTAGTGACATTGCCTCAGCTTCAATCTTCTCTTTAATAACTGGTGATATGAATTTCTTCACATCTTCTGGATCAATACTTGTTTGATCACATACCTCAACTACGGCGTCAATGTAGCTGAGGCGTTTATCTAAGACTTGAGTCTCAATTAATTTAGTGAACCTAGACCGATTCATAAATTCTGGTTTGTTTTCTGTCATTTATCGACCACCCTTAATAGAATTGTTTCTTTATTAATCCTACCATTTGCAGGATTAGTTTTAGTTGTTAGATCCTTCCACTCTTTATTAATTTGAGCTGGAGTCATCTTAAGAACTTTTTGTAAGAACTCATTTGGCTTCCTAAGAGAAGTAGTTCGTGACAGATCACTATCTATATTTTTAATCGTACTACCACTAATCTCAAATCCTTTACCGTTACTAACAAGTTCAGTAAGCCTCTTATACTTTACATTGAAAGTATACAATCTATGAACTCCTACCACCTGTGTAGGATTAATAGACGTTAGCTTGTAGTCAACACACTCTTTCAAGTACTGAATCCTAGATACCTGTTTGAGTGCAGATGGTGCCTTTTTAATACGTACTTTACGTTGAGCTTTCTTGCCCTGCATGTATTTTTCGGCGTCATCAACTATTTGTTTAATAAACTCCAGGTACTTCTTTCTTTGAGGAACAGACATATAGTCGTATGCTTCAACTAAGTCTGGAGTTTTATCTTCTACCAGTTCTCTAATCTCTTCATATATAGGTGTGTAATATGTCATTACAGCCTTTGCCATAGAGTTAGGAGCAACTGCTAGTCTTAATTCATGAAAGACAGAATATTTCATTGCCTCTTCATGAGTCTTATTGTGATAGTCGTCGAGTTCTTCTTCGATACCACCAATAAAGTCTGATGTTCTTTCAGCGATAATCTCTGTAGGAGTTTTCTTTCTTCGCTGTGGACCGCGTGCTTCAAGTTCAGCTTTTTCTTTTCTTTTCCTTTCGGCCCAATCTTTCGCATCTTCGATGCAAGATGCTTTTACTCTTTCAGAGTCCCAGTTATCAGGAAATTCTTTTCCCATTGTTTCCCAAGCAACTGTAGATGCAAGGATAGTTTTAGAACCATACCACCAATCAGGCGTATCTGAAACTAATTTACGATCAGCCTTTGAAAGTGTAGCCTTAAAGAAATCTTTGATAATAGTAGAGACTTCTTTCTTTTCAACTTCTACTCGAACATAGTCAGAAAAACTACGGAATGAAGATGTTGGTGCGGCAGCAAGACCTGTTCTTGCTCGAGCTCTGAATGATTTCTTTTTAGCCATTATATTGCATCCTTTCCTTTTCTTTCGGATTCAGAACCTGCGTACTTAGGGTTCGGAATCATTTCATCACCAATAACATTATGAGATCTCTGATGTACATCATCTGGAAATCTTTCAGCTATATCTTTCTGTTCTTCATCAAGGATTGCTTCATCAATCCATTCGGTTGAACATGATTTTACTTGAAACTTTCCAGCTTCAAGGTCTAAAGCTTTTTCCCAAGCTTCTTCATCATTTTTTGCACTAACATAAACTGGCTCAATGTAAGTGTAGGTAACTCTTGATCTCATGTGTACCTGATATAACTTCTTACCGTTAAGTCCATCTATCTTTGGAGACTGAACTGTAGTTCCATGAATTGCATCAACTATATTCATTATGCAGCCCTCCTAGAGAGAACTGCATCGATGTGGAAAACTGAGAAGTATCTTGGTTTCTTCTCCCATGTTCCAGTGTCCTTGTCAAGTTCTTTTGAGAACCTGATAAGAGAGGCAGCCTTCTTAAGACCTTTAAGAGACTTACCAGAAATTCCATCAAGCTTGATAGCTTGCTTGAAAGTTACGAAGGCATCACCTTCACCATAACCTAGAGCCATAAGGGTGTTAGCGTTAGACCCTGAGTACTCATTTCCTGTTACATAATTAATCATTTTTCATTCCTTATTAATTTATCTTGATACCAATCTACCATAGATTTCTAGGAATGTACACCATTATTTTCATAAAAATGCATTTTTTTTAATTTTTTATTAATACTGTGACAAAAATGTTACAGCTTCTCGTTCAACGGAATGAGTTCTATCTCACCGTGCTCATCTTTTCTCCATTTTACATATCCGCTCTTACACAAATATATCATTGTATTATTAATGATTTCATCACGGTGTTGATTCTTATCGCCACGACCTATCTGATAAGCACAATAGAATATTGTACCAGCAACGATCATGGTCGATGTCAAAGGATCTAGTCCAAACATTTAATACTCCTTACTAGCAAGTCCAGTTACATTACGAAATTTTTTGTTTATTACATGGACAAGATTTGTTTCATCGGGACATGCTTCTTCTGGATTCCTATGATTTGAAACCCAATGCCATTTTTCATCTAAAGACTGCCATGGAACTTTATTCTTAAACAAAAGATATGAGAACACAGACTCGTTGTTGAATCTATACATGCAATGTATATAGTCGGCGTAAAAAGGATCGTGTTCTTTTAGTTCATTGATCATATCTCTTGTATTTTCTATCTCTTCAAAATAATTTAATCTTTGCATATACCTTTCATTTGCAAGTGTGATTGCAGTATTAAATACTACATCACTTGGACAGTCAACTTCTCCTTTACTGCAAAGAGCTTTCATAAGAGCTGTTTTTGTAGATACGCTTCTTGGAATAGGTACGTATGTTAGCCAACCCTCTTCTAAAGCCTTTACATCTTTTTGTTTATCGTCACTGAATCCTCTTACGGCGATTCCTTTATTGACATCAATCTCTTCAAATATATTTGTAAATTTATGCGGCCAAACATCTAGATCAACGTACAAGACTTCATCATACTCTTTTGTTAGTTCTTCAAGAATGAATATCTTGTAGTGTTGAATAGCCTGATAGTACTCTTCAAATATATTCTTTTCCCAAAGTTTTACTGTAAAGTCAATGAATTTTTGTCCGAACTTATAAACTCTATATTCCGCTCCACAGGACATAGCCCAATCATTTTGCTTAACTTGAAGAGCTTCAGCAAAAAGATCTAAGTTCCCCATTTTTAGTTCACCAGTGTTAAAGTGTTTGTTTATCTCTTCGGGTGAGATGTATATTGTAAATATCACTCTACTCTTTTTCATTTTATTTTTTCCCAAATCCACTCATGGCAATAAAACATTACGCTTCCTGCAGGAATACTTGCTAGTGATAGACCAAATGTATACCATAAGTCACCTCCAGTAATTATTGCGTAGCTCATAAACCACGCCATTCCTAGCAGCTGCCATGTACAAGTTTTGATTATGCGTCTATAATTCATGTTATTATCGATTTTATTTTCCAAGGAGTGAAAGATACACTACCTAAACTAATGTGATCTGCTCCAGCGTTTAAATAATCTATTGCGTCTTGTTTGGAATACACACCACCTCCTGCAATGATTTCTGCATGAGGATATTTATTCTTTATATAATCTATTATTCTCATAGTGTATGGTGTAATTA